GTTGTTTACGCGGAGTGCACCGTTAGTCTTGTTTGTGTAAGCAACACCCGACAGTGTGAGGAATGCCAACTGATCCATACGGTCAGCCATAGCATAAGCCAGCGCGTCGCGTGAAGTTTCACGGAAGTTAACCACCGACTTCTGATCCGCCATACGACCGGCAATGCGGTTAGCGAAACGAAGCTGATCGAGATTAACAACGATGTCATACGCACGTAGCGCTTCTTCGTTGCCTTCCAGAGTGTAGTCACCGGTTACACCGTCGCCAGTCATGTCGGCTAGCAAGGTGATAACAGCACGGGTGCCTTTCTCAGAACGAGTCAGTTCAGTAATACGCTGAACCATTGCATTTGAACCAGATCCTGCGAACTGGTTGATGAAGCTCATGTTACGAGCTTGACGCCAAAAATCCCGACTCCACGCGGTTAGTTGCTCAGAAGTCAGGCTAGCAAAATTTGTTAAAGCCATGATGGCCTCCATTTGTTTGCATTAAATTAAAATAGCCTTGTAAATCGTCCTTTTCGTGCAGACTAACGGTCGCGCGTTTTAGCGAGAGCGGTCTCGGCGCATTTAACGTCTGTGCAGACGGGAGTACGGTTTTTACGTGAACGACACGATCAGTTTTCGTACTGATACACGAATGGTACATTAATATTAGCGTTACTAATAAACTATGTCAACAAGATACTGGGTCACCATTTAACTTTATGGCTCCAATATCGGGCACTTAGGATGTCTGGTTTTGAGTCTTGGGCGTTGTGCCGTGCGTAGTAAGACTTCCTGCGCGCCTTATCTTTTTCTGACGTGGGGTTCTTGCCCGCGCCAGAGACCCCCTGCTGTCCAAATCGAATGGTTTTTGTCTCGCCCGATGAATTCCTAGCTACGACGACATGCGATTTTGTCGAGTGCGACGGAGTCTTTTTGGGTTTGTTAAAACCGGCTACGCCTACACGGGCTAATCTGGGGTCTCTGGTTGCCATAGCATTTCCTCTAGAAAATATCGCCTCTGAGCCTTTTCAGCGTTGCCTCGGGCAGAGCATTAAACTCTTCTTCAGAAAGCGAACTTATATCGAGTGCTTTCTCGCCGTGGCTGCTGCTGCTTTCTCCAGGAAGTTCCGGCGGCTGCTTCTTAGCTGCATCTAACTTCTTCGCAACCTCTGCCCTCTTCTTAGCCACTTCATCTAACGACTTCTTAGGTGCTTGTTTAGCGGTGAGCGCAGAAGAGTCATCCGATTCAGAACCAATATCATGGGCTTTTATGACAAAATTAGATGCCTTCGATAGCGCATCTACCGCTCTTAGACCCTGAACCATAAACGCGTCGCGTAACTCAATTACTTCTTGGGTATAGCCTTCGTTATAGTCGGCAGAATTTTGGTCGAATACGGGGTATTCTGTTTCCAACAGGTTTGCAGCCTGCTGGAGAGCTGTTTCTTCGTTGTTTCTCGTAACGGTCTGCTCAACTTCTCGACGCAATTCATGAGACATAGCCTCCCTTTCCGCATTACGAATCTCACTGCGCAGCTTCGCCGCTTTATCAGGCTCACCATCAAGGATAAAGTCCTGATATTCGCGCTCTTTGGACTCGAAGTCATACGAAGGTAGCTCAGGCGGAGGGGGCTGATTGGCCTGCTTAAGCTCGTCGAGCTGCTTTTGCAGCGCCTTCTGTTTCGCTAACACCTCGTCAAGGCGAGATTTAGGCACCATCTGACCTTTTTTCTTGGCCTTTGGTTCCTCTAGTACCTCTTCGAGCTCTTCGAGCTCTTCGGTTTCGTCGAGCGCGACGGGCTCGTCGTCGGTTTCGGCTTCGGTTTCATCGACTTCTTCTTGGGCAGTTGGTACATCTTCAGTCTCCAAAGTTTCTATATCGGAAGTTTCATCTTCTTCTGGTTCAGCTTCATCTACGCCGAGGCCAAAATTAAGATCCACATCTACATCTTCAACCTGATCGATAGCATCCGATCCTGGCATCCTGTCGAATTCTAAATTTTCATCCTTATCAGCCATAATTTATCCTTTGGGGGTTAGAGATTTGTTGGTTTGTTGCATCGCCGTTGTGGCAATTCTTGTAGCCGCCGAAGTTTCTTGGTTAGTTCGACGAGTGTTATTAGTTAGATCCGCAAGCTCTCTTCTCAGATTCAGCTCCATTTCCTTCATGCGCATCTGACTCTCAAGCTCCATGACCTTAAGCTGCGGCGTAACGTCTGCCACATCTTGAGTTTTCGCCATGTTGATCGCAGCTTCTGACTGCAGCTTCTGCACTTCTGCTCGTAACTTCTCGATAGTGAGCTGAATCTGCTCCATCTCCATCTCGTGATGGATCTGCTGCATCTGCGCTTGTTCTTCACTGGGCGGCTCGACACCTGTAACGGTGCGAATTCGTTTGGCCAGTTCACCCTTACGGGCTAGGTGGCTGTACTCTACGATGGCGTCATCTGGGATCATCACTCCTGCGCTGCGCAAACTCAGGGCCTCAGCGAACTGAATCTCGTCGAAACTGTCGCGGGCAGGTGCTGTAGCAATAACTACATCGTACTCACCGATAGTAAGGTCGTTTACGATCCGGCCTTCGGGAGTCATTTCGTTGATCACCATCGGCTCGCGCGGCTTAAGAGGATCATCTTCATTTGTAATCTGAACTATTCGCTGCTCGGTGTAGAACCGCTGTATCAGATTCAGAATCTTCTCTGCCAAGTGCTGACGAGTCTTGTTCAGGTTATCCAGCGGCACCTGAATCATTATCGCGCCACGATTCTGCTTAGCTTGTATCGCAATACCTGACACTTCAGCTGAGTCAGTACCCAACATAGAGTCGTTGATACCTGATATCGCTTTGATGTTAGCCGCCGCTTTCTGACCGATACGATCCAGACCGGTCGGGATGGTGTTTGGCTGGATCTTTTGGGGTGGCGTGGTGCCGCGGGCGAACTCAAGCACGAGGCCAGTTTCAGCGCCATGCTCCTCGAGGTCGTCTGGTGTCATACCTACCAGTGAGCCGCTTTCTACCATCCAGCCGCTGTTAGCGGTGGTGTTAACGATATGCAGCTCTTGCGAAGCAATCTTGTTCAGCTGCTCTTGCGGAGATAACAGGTTACGAACCATGCCGAACGGACGGCCACGACGGAAGTAAGCGAAGAATGGCACCAAGGTAAAGTCGTCGTAAGGCGACCAATCATCGTGCAGCACAACCTTGTCACAGGTCACTGTCCAACGTACCTGCTTAACCATCTTAGTAATTACCGCCAGCCCGTGCTCTTTCGCGAACGCTTTCACTTTCCGCTCGTTCCAGTTTTCTGGCACGCGCCTCTGGTCACCGGTTGTGGGGTCGACGTAGAAGTCTGACTTAGTCAGCTTTCGGTGCTGCCGTTCAATTACTCGCAGCGCTCTGACGTTTCGGTACTCTTCCTCTCCAGGAATTTGTGCGCCTAAGAAATCTTCTCGAGTGTCTATGTCACCGTAACGAGTCTCTTCATACTCAACCGAGTCACGGCCAAAACTGTTCCCGTTTTCTGCGATGAACTGCAGCTTGTCGGCTTTGTCTTTACCGTAGACCTCTTCGATCTCGTCAAGCGTCATCCATTTCGTTTCAAATACCTCGTTCCAAGTGCGCGCGTCATACTCTTTCGCGTCTGGGTCTATCAGTATATCCAGAGGGTCTTTCGCCGTTATCCGCACTTCACCTTCAGTGCTGTCACTGAAATCTATGCGCACGTCGAAGTAACCACGACCGTCTAAGATCAATCCGTCACTGAACACCTGCTGCTCGATCCAATCCATTTTGTTGTTGTCTGAGATCTGCATGAACAACTTAGTCAGCGTATTCGCTATGTCGCCGTCGCCGCCTTTACGCGGCTTAAACTTCACGTCTGCCCGTCGCGAGCTCTGCTCACCCAGCACCGTGTTAACCGTCGGCAGGATAGTGTTAATTGTCAGTGCAGGACGTCCGGCCTGATCGAGCGCTGCAATATCTTCAGCCGCCCACTGGTCCCCTCGGTAATACGAGTCACACTTCTTAGCCATTTCAATGTAGTCGAGGTGGCCATTATCACGAGCACGTACATATCTGTCCCACTGGCCAGACGCAATCATGTGCTCTTTGTCTGCGGTCAATCGCTTTGTATTCTTCATGGCTATGCACTCATCGCCGATTTGTTTTTGGGACCACCCTTAACAATATGGGCGAGCTTGTCCCTCCAAGAGGGAGTGTGAACAGTAGGCGCGTGATAAGTTGAGAATTCAGCCATCATCAATCCAAGCCACGCGAGCGCGTCGACCTGATCGTCGTGGACGCCGTTAGGGAATCTCAATAGTTCTGCCACCAGTGGGCCTGTGAACACAGCATCACGAGGGAGGAATACCATCCCCTGCTGCATACGGCCTTGGATGGCGCGGGCGCGGGCTTCTTTGTCTCGTCTGCCGGTGCGCAGGTCTTTGATGTACATTTCATACAACCCACGTTCACGCACGCGCTTCTCAAGGAACGGGCCGAGGGCCATTTCAATGTGACCCTTCTCGATGCCGACAATTGACGGTTTCCACTCGACGTATAAATCTAAAATCTTCTCTACAATCTCGAACCCGTCAAACCGCCCACGGACAATGTCCATGACGTACAACTTGTCGTGTTCGTCGACGCCGATGACCATCCCAACCGAGTAATCGTTCCTGTCGTTTTTACCGATGGCTAAGTCCCATGCGGCGTAGTACTTCATGCGGTCTTCATCAATATCCGCAGGGTCGTAGTACTTAATCATGCTGCGAGTGAAGTACTCACCCTCGTCAGCCACAGGATTCTGTTGATATAACGCGGACCAATCTCGAGGGCCAACCGCTTTTCGTATGCGGTTAAGTGACGCGACGTCATACCTATCAAGGTGTAACGGCTCACCGACCTTTCGGTACTTCTCGTCTTCCTCAGCGATGGCGGGATAACGAACCACTTCCCAATCGTCGCCGCCTTCTGTGGCCATTTTTAGTAACCGACCCGCAAGATCGTCGTCGTGCCAACGAGTGAGAATGACCAGTACGCCGCCGCCAGGAGCCAGACGGGTGTACGCCGTTGACGTATACCAATCCCAGTTAGCCTCTCTATTATTCTGAGACTCAGCGTCTTCACGGTTTTTAACAGGGTCATCAATAACCAGTATGTGTGCCCCTTTACCCGTGATACCGCCACCAACACCTGCAGCAACGAATCCGCCGCCACCAGTGGTGAGCCATGCTTCAGCACTTTGGGAGTCAGGATCTAGGCGTGTTTTGAAGGCACTCTTGTAGGATGGCTCGCGCAGCAGGTTACGCACCTTTCTCGAGAACCCCATCGCTAGGGAGCCGGAGTATGAGCAGCTAATGAACTCGTGCTCAGGGTTACGTCCCAAGTGCCAAGCGGGGAATGCTACCGAGGCAAGTGTCGATTTCCCGTGTCGAGGGGGCATGAACAACATCAACCGTGGCGACTTCTTATCAACCACATCCTGCGAGAACTTCTCTAACCGTTGGCAAATGTCCTTGTGCACCCAACCCGCTTGGTAATCTGGATTGAACCGCTCAACAAATGGCAGCATCCGCTTACGCGTGAGGATGCGCATGGCCAACTCTTCACGGGCCATCTCTTCAGGCGTTTTTGGCAGAGGGACATCAGTACTGGGGTCTTTTGGCGAGGGCAGGGAGTCCTGCCGGTCTGCTTGGCAGTACACACACCAGTTGTCCGCGCCCATAAGAGTAGACGGAACAGACTTCTTACACCGCTCACATGTGCTCTTAGGTGCTTCATCCGTCATGTGTCTGAGGCTCTAGGTACTGCGTCCCTTTACCAGCCAGCTTTAACAACTCGTCATCACTTAGTCGCTCGAGCTGCTTGGCGCCGTTAATCTGTATGTTCACCTGCTGGTTCTGAGTTTCTTTCGCCAGACCATGCAGACGCACCATACTGTCTACCGTATTCTTCATCTCTGTCGCGTTGGCAGAGGACACGTAGGCATTCATATACATCGAGTGTGCTTGTTGAATGCCAAATTTCACTTCCTCGTGCATCTGCTCACGGAAATACTGAATGGCGCGTGCCACCGCCTCTACTTTGGCAGCGACGTAGGCATTGGCAGGTGACGCGTAACCTGCAGCACGTCCTGCAGCGGCAATAGTCATCCCACTACAGATAAACTGGACAAGTTTCTCCTGCTGAACGCTAAGGACCCCGATTTGCAGCCCCATGTACGGCATGTGGGAGTCAAACTCGGTCTTTGACATTTGTTCAGTGGAGGGTGTGGTTATTGATCTCGTCGTCGTCGAAGTAATGTCTGTCACCCCCCGCGATGTAGTTGGTCATCTCGTCATTAAAATTGACGAAAATTGGTGGGTTGATGTAGTCAACCTGTGTTACTTGCTCCACAAACTCTTGAATATCGTCGTCTGCGTAGCCGCTAGCGCGTAAAACTTCGATTGTTTTGGCGTAGTCGTACACCAACACAGGCGCGTTGCCTTTAAGAACCACTTGATACCCTATACAGGCGTCTTCTAGCCCTTCTAGGCACAACACTTCTATATTATTCATGGCAATATATTAGCGTTACTAATACTATTTTGCAAGCAAGTGCTCGGCAATATTCTTTATCCACCAAATGAACATATCTTCATCTAACGTGTGCTTCATCGTGTTCACTCGGTCACAAACCAAGTGTACGTTGTCAAGTGTGTAGCCAGCTGTTGGATCTCGACGGTCAAGTGACGCGTTTAGATCGACCCTGCTTACGCCATCTCTGTGACTGGTCATCAAAATACCGCTATAGGCACACTTGCCATCTTGGCGTGTCCATAGTTGCAGTAGATCGTCAGGTGTTAAGAGAAAACCGTCAGGGCTTTTACCCCGAATGCCTTTTTTGTGGTTATAGCGCTGGTTTACACAGATCCTGGCGAAGTAACGCTCTATTTTTTCATTGTTAGCGACCCTTTTGCGGGCAAAAGTACACTCTTTGCACTTGTGTGCTCTATAAGGGTTGCCATTTTTATTAGATCTAGTCTCGAACGCGTCGAGTTCAAGAGACCTACGGCAATTTCTACATTGGAATGTCTTAATCATGACGTGCTTTATATATTAGTAACGCTAATATCGCAAATTATATAGAAATTTTTTATAAAAATATTTTTAAATTTCACTCACGCACTATCTCCCCCCTCCCGTCTCAGCCACCTACCCTCCCCCGATCCGGTTTCTGGAACCTTGTTTCGGATTTGACCCTTGGAACCTTGTTTTGACACCCCTAACCCTTGGCAATTGTCCCTTATCACGTATTCATTGACCCTTGTCTCTTGTTCACGCTCGCTCGTCCCTCGCTCACAGTCGGTTGTCTCT